CTGATAGATGGACTATTGACTATCGCACTGTCTAAAACTCCGAACTCCAATCGTAAAGTATTGGATATTAAATGAAAACAATAATAGATAGTTTTAGACAAATAGATAAGTATGACGACGTAAGAGATATATTAGAACAAGCTACATTAGTGTGCTTCTTCGGCGTAGCCGTAGTAGCCAGTGTGGGATATGTCGTTTGATTGTCTATTGTCAAAGACCTAAATCGGGGCGTACTCGCAAGAGTACGCTTCGTCTTAAGAACAAAAGACAAAGGCAAGATGAAGAACTTCTTCATCATGCCGAAAGGCTGCAACGGAGCCTTGAACAATCCATTGCAAAAGTATTAGGTAATTCTAATAAAAGGAGAAAATAGTGAAAAACTTATTATCATTATTTGGCGTTGTATACCTCGCTTCATGTGCGTCAGTTGGAGCCATGATTGATGGTGGAACTAAAATGGTAGACGCTACAGTAGGAACTGCTGTAGATGTAAGTGGTGCAGTATTGCAGGATGTTTCAGACATCACAAAAACTGCTGCTGAAACCGTTCAAGGTGTTGCCGTAACTGTTGCTGAAGAAGTAGACAGACAAACTGACGAACTTCAGGAAAATCCTGAGGGAAAGTAAGAAAATCCTTCTTCAATCGTAAGAAGGAGTCTTCCAAAGTGATTGTTTATATTGTTACTGGTGAAGACACAGATACTGTCTGTATAGAAGAAAAAGATATCTGTGTTAAAGTAAGAAAATGATAACAGTTAGCGAAACAGCGTTAGAAAAACTACAAGAGCGTATCGCCTCAAAGCAAGTTTGGGGCGTTAGGCTCTCCCTATTACCAAATGGCTGTAATGGTTGGTCATATGAGTTAAAATACTTAGAAGAACCAAGCCTACACAGCGATGCAATATTTTATGGAATAATTGCAGTTGATCCCATGACATGGGGATATGTAAAAGAGATATTCATAGAATGGGAAGAAGATGGACTAAATGAAAGATTCATTATAAAAAGTCCACAAGAGACAGCACAGTGCGGCTGTGGAGAAAGTTTTAGCTTATGAAAATATCAGCAGAGGGTTTATCCCTTATTAAGAAGTTTGAAGGTTGCGAATTAGAAGCCTATCAAGACGCAGTAGGAGTATGGACAATAGGGTATGGACACATCAAAGGTGTTCAAGAAGGCATGACCATAACAAGACAAGAAGCAGAAGAAATGCTTCTAGAAGAATTAGTTGAGTATGAAACCCATGTACTCAATGCAGTAGAAAATCAATTAGACCAGTGTATGTTTGATGCATTGGTATCATGGACATATAATCTCGGTCCGACTAATCTCAATAGTTCCACAATGCTTAAAGTTCTAAATGCAGGACAGTATGCTGAAGTGCCTGCACAAATGAAGAGATGGAACAAAGCGGGAGGCAAAGTTTTAGAAGGTTTGGTTAGACGCAGAGAAGCAGAAGCCTTACTATTTGAAGGAAAAGATTGGTCAGATGTCTGAACAAAAACAAACATTTCAAGAATGGTGGATAAACTTCAAAGCGAAGTTTATTAAATTATTTAAGTTAACAGTAAGTTTTAACAATGTATGGGGAGACTCTGACGATCAAGTATTTATAATAAGAAAAGTTCTATACCGAAATAAAAATTCTATAAAGTTCAGAACTGAACAAAAAGAAATAGTAGAAATTCATGGTGCAGAAGGACTTAATATAAAGATAGAGGAATTATAATGACACAATTTTGGATGGGCATTATTGTAATATTAGGTGGTGCTTGTTTTTGGTTATGGAATGAGAACACTACACTAAAAGAAAATAATGTAAAATTAGAAAGTGCAGTTCAAATGCAAGAAGAAACCATTGGAACTTTACAGAATGATTTTGCATTACAAACAGAACAAATGAATGTCTTAACCAAACAAAGTCAAGAAGCTCAAAAAGAAATGAATAGATATCTTGACATATTCAAAAGACATAATTTAACAAAATTAGCAACAGCAAAGCCTGGGCTAATTGAAACAAGAGCAAACAAAGCTACCAAGGAGGTATTTGATGGAATTGAAAAGATCACTGTTGATATTGACGACCTTGACGATGGTCTCGCAGTGCACCCTGTTCCCAACAAGAACATTAGAGGTTAGTGCAAAGCCGATACAAAGGCAAATATCACAGCCAGTATTACCAAGAGAAATAGATCTTAAAGAACCTTATTGGTATGTTGTATCAGATGAAAATTTAGAAGAGTTTTTAGAAAGAGTTAAAAAAGAAAACCCAAACTCAGGAGATTTAGTATTCTTTGCTATGAGTGTGCCTGACTATGAACTAATGGCGTACAATATGCAAGAACTTAAAAGATACATAACAGAATTAAAATCTATAGTAGTTTACTATAGAACAGTAACCACAGAGGATATAGAATATGTCAAACAGTGAAAAAATACATAAAATATTAAAAGATCATTTTAATACAGATGCAATTACTCCTACTACACATCTAATAGATGATTTAGGTGCAGATAGCTTAGACATAGTAGAAGTTATAATGCAAGTAGAAGAAGAGTGCGAAATAGAAATTCCTGATGAAGATACAGAAGGGCTACACAGTGTTGGAGACATAATATTTTATGTGGAAAACAATAGCTGATTGGTGGCACTTTTTTCAAAACTATCGTGTAATGATGAAGGGATCAAAGTTCTTTGATAGAAACCCTGCTGTACAAGGTCGTTTTGAAGAAAATGAAGATTGGTTAGAGGAGTTGGAAGAAAGAGTAATAAAGCTAGAAAGTATGGCACACCCTAAGTGTGGAATAGAAGGCTTTGACGGATACCAACCCTTAGTAGATAGAATAGAAGCTTTAGAACAAAATAAATGAGTTATACATTTTCAGAACTTAAATCAGTTTTAGAACGAAACGTTGTGGATATTTACTTTACCAGTTTAATATCTGGAGAAGAAAGAATAGCACGATGTACGCTTAATCCGACTTATTTTACTAATAGAATAAATCAGTCGGATTCTGATAGTATTTTAGTTTATAGAATTCACGATAAAAGGTGGGAAGATCTAAGATTAAATACTATCATTAAGTATGAAATAGCCTAAAAGGCAAGGCTCGCAAGAGCATAGGAGAGAAGAATGTTAGGATTCTTTCAATGGGTAATCGGTTGGATTCAAGTAATACCTTGGTTGGTAATGTTTGCTTCAATCGTTGCAGCACTTACACCTACCCCTGCAGACGATAAATTTGTCGGAAAGTTATATAAACTTTTAGACTGGTTTGCTTTTAATGTAGGTAAAGCTAAAGATAAAGCTGTAAACAGCTGAGGATAAATTATGAACATGCCTAGTGGACATTTTAGTGGGGACATGGATCGTAATGAAGTAGAAATTGATCTAAGTAAATTCATGGAGATGATTCAGGAGAACAATGACCTGAAACAAAAAATCTTTATGTTAGAAAATGAAGACAAAGTAAATCCGTGGCAAAAGTGGATACACATGGCTGCCGCTGTAGACAGCTGGAGGATTTTTCCCCGTGCTTTTCTAAGCGTTTACATCTTCTTACTTTATTATGCGACTATGTGGTTTATGGACTTACCAGAACCTACCCTTGAGCAGTCAGGACTTATTAGTATAATTGTGGGTGCTGGTGCCGCTTGGTTTGGGCTTTATGCTGGAACCAGTAAATCATCATCCTCTTTTAATGGAGACAAAAAATAGTTCTTGACTTTTCCTTTTATATTTTGTATAATATAAGTTATGAAAAAATTCAAGGATATTAAAAAAATCAAACAATCAGATAAGCCTTGCCCTTACTGTAAACCTTTTGGTTTTACTAAAAATGAGTGCAAAGGCTATAAGTGCTGGGAAAGATAGATGAATTTATTTTATCTTGACGAAGACTTAGACAAAGCAGCAGAGTATCATGTTGACAAGCATATTGTTAAGATGCCTCTTGAAGCTGCACAGATACTATGCACTACTATTTGGATTGATAAATTACTGGGTTTCGTTCCTCGCGCCCTTGAAGCGGAAGAACGCGAAGTGTTGAATAAAGCGAAAGCTGAGATCAAGCACTTAAGTCCCGAGGAACGACCCATCCCCTACCTTCCGATGATGTATAATCACCCTTGCACAATCTGGGCAAGAGAGTCATTGGATAATCATGAATGGGTTCATTGCTATGCTAATGCGCTGAACGATGAATACCATTATCGTTATGGAAAGCTACACAAATCAGTTATGGAAGTAGTAAACAAACTACCAGATCCTGTTAATCTTCCGAGAGTTGGGTTTACAACTTTCGGTCTTGCTATGCCTGACGAGTTGAAAAACTATGATAATCCAATACAATCTTATCGTGATTATTACCATCTTGATAAAGCAACATTTGCAGCGTGGTCACATCGTGATAAGCCTGATTGGTGGAATGAGGATTATGCTGATTATGAAAAAAGGATAACAGCTAAGTGATAAAGTATAAATTTGAGGAACCTCTTGTACAAAAAATGGTGGAAGAGCATATAAATAACAGTTATGAACTTCACTACAGTATGAACAAGATACAATCAACAGAGTTCATATTTGATGCAGGGCATGGAGAAGGATTTTGTTTAGGCAATATAATTAAATATGCCCAAAGGTACGGGAAGAAGTATGGAAAAAATCAAGAAGATCTACTAAAGATCATTCATTACGCAATAATTTTATTAGGAAACGAGATTGGCAGCACGAATAAAAAAACATGAAAAACTAACAGAAAGTAATATACAGCATGTAATTGATTTGTTAGAAAGTGAAAAACCTATAACAAAGAAAGAAGCATGTAGTATTCTTAATATCACATACAACACTACAAGGCTCAACAATATTATTGCTGAGCATAATGAAACAATCAGATACCGTGAATTAAGAAAAGCACAGAACAAAGGAAAAGGAGTTACAGAAGCCGAAAAGAAGAGCATCGTGACTTATTATTTAGAGGGTGCAAACATTTCAGACATAGCAAAAGCACTTTATAGATCCCCTGCATTTATTAAAGCAGTGATAGAAAGATTAGGAATACCACAAAAGTTAGCTAATACAGACTATGAAGGGATTAGAAATGCAATGCTACCAGAGCAGTGTGTATCAGAAAACTTCCAAGAAGGAGAAAGAGTTTGGGCAGTACGAAAAAATTGTATTGCTACAATTCTACGAGAAGATACACGAATGAACTATGAAGAAAAGTATGGATCAAAATACTATACTCTCTGGGTTACAGAAATGGCTGAGTGTGAATCACCTTATTTTGGAACAATTAATAACGCTGGACACTACAGCGGATCTCTTGCTTATGACTTAGGAAGTTTAAGGCATTTGGAGGAGTATTTATAATGGAATATTTTTTGGCATTTTACATAGCGGGAGTATTATTTTCACTTTATAGATTATACTATCCAAGTGTAAATTTCCTTAAAAAATTTCACAAAGAAAGTATATTAGTTAGATTGGAGATTACAGGGTGGATTGTTGCTACAGTTTTATTTACTTTAGCTTTTCCTGCCCTTATTCTTCCTACACTAATTGACAAATGGCAAGAAAGATTTGTTCTTGCTTTTTGTGACGAGGCATTAAAAAGATAATGGCATATAGTAAAGAAGTAATAGAACGATTTGAAGGAGTTCTAAATAGTCCTGAACAATTCTCAGTTGGTAAGTTTGATCCAAAAGATCCTACTGTAGCAACAGGAATGACGGGTGCGCCCGCTTGTGGAGATGTTATGAAACTCCAACTAAGAATAGACCCTGATTCTAATAGAATATTGGGAGTAAAGTTTAAAACCTATGGTTGTGGAAGTGCAATTGCTTCTTCTTCTATGTTTGTAGATATGCTACAAGGAATTACAATAGAAGAAGCAAAACTTATCAAAGATGAAGATATTGCAAAAGCATTAGAGTTACCTGCAATAAAAATTCATTGTTCAGTTCTAGCAGAAGATGCAATCAAAAAAGCAATAGAAGATTGGGAAACAAAACGCAAAGAACTTTGGTGGGACAGCGATTTTGAAGAACAATGCAGAGAAATATACGGGGATAGTATGCCCGATTTACCTGAGGAAAGATAAAATGAATCACTTATTAGAAGCGTTAATTAAAAAACTTGAAGGAGAAGTTGCAGTAGCAATCGCAAATATCAGAGTGTACGAGAGAATGGCAGCAGGGATTGGAGAACACCCAGACATTGTTGAAGCCATTGAAACACAAGTAGAAAAAATTGCCAATGCAGAAGAAAAGATTGGCATGATTATCAAGTATTTTTCTAAGTAGGAAATCCTTTTAGTTACCGAAAAATAGTTCTTGACATTTGGTTTCACTTTTTATATAATATATTTATATTAAGGAAATAAGTTATTGAGTGACAGATATTACAATCAGATGCTAACAACCACTGGGTGGGCACCTGGCTATCGTAATACCTTTACTCTTGACGATTACAAACAAAAATTCACTTTTAGGAGAAAAAGAATGGCTTGGACAGATGAAAGCAAACAACAAGCAGTTGAAATGTATCAGGATGCTGAACCCACCCCTGAGACATCAATGGAGATAGTCAAGGATATCGCAGACGAACTTGGCGAATCACCAAACGGGGTTCGTATGATACTTACAAAAGCTGGTGTATATGTGAGAAAAACTCCAGCCGCAAGATCCTCTGGAGGAGGTTCAACAGGCGGTGGCAGAGTTTCTGTAGCAGATGCTCAAGCTAAACTTACCTCAGTATTAAGTGATGCTGGTCAAGAAGTTGACGACGCAATCATTGCCAAACTTACAGGTAAGGCAGCAGTTTACTTCGCTGGTATAGTAGAAAACCTAAATAACTAAATCATAAATAATTTACCAAGGCAGTTGCTGACTGCCTTGGTTTTTTGCATCTTGTAAAAGAGACCTTGCAATTTAACAATACAAAAGAGTTTTTGTTTAGATTAAATTTGGAGGAAATATGCAAAAAGATGAGTTCAAAAGACGAATAGATGAGGCAGGGGACGCAGTAGTCACCTATAGAAGTCAAAACTCACGAAAATTAAAATATAATGTATGCACTAGAGACTTTTCTACGCAATACATTCAAGAAAAAAGAAATAGAGCAAAAGAAAGCTCTGGAACAGTATTATTATTTTGTTGGGACACGGATTCTTATAGACTACTTGCCCCTAGTAATGTTACCAGTATTGTTCCTCTCAACCGAGTGATTAAGAATGATAGACCTTAACGCTCCCTCAATTTACGAAAAAGTAATTCAAGAAACTGAAACTGAACAAGTTCGTTTAGTGATAAATACTTTCAGAGGAGTAGAATACTTATCTCTTCGCAAGTATTATTTAGATTTTTCAGAAGAATGGTTACCTTCTAAAGAAGGCATTTCTATGCCTATAGACTTTGACAATAGTAGAAATCTTTTTCAAGGTCTAGTAGAAATACTATCTCTTGCAGAAAGTAAAAATATTTTAGAAGAAGAATTCAAAGAATTACTAGATCAAATATACCTAGCCTAAAAATATTTCTTGACAAATACTTCTAAATTGTATATAATATACTTATGAAAAATTTAGAGGCATTAATCAAACAGGCAAGGGTTGCTTACTATAATGGTAGCCCAATCATGTCTGACGAAGTATATGATAGACTAGAGTCACAACTGAGTCTAGCTAACGATACTGTCGGCTACGATATTCCTACTGACCAATCTCGTTGGTCTCACGCCTTCCCAATGTATTCATTACAAAAAGTTTATGCAGGAGATAAAGCACCATATTATGATGGAGCCGCTGTTGTGGTTACTCCAAAACTAGACGGTGCTGCTGTAAGTTTACAGTATATTCGTGGTAGACTTCATCTTGCTCTTACCAGAGGTGATGGCAAGAAGGGCATAGATATTACTGATAAAATGAGATATATAGTGCCAAATGAAATATGGGTAGAGGAAGCAGAGAATACAAAGATTATGCAAATTACTGGAGAGCTTGTTGCACCAACTACCATTGAAAATGCTAGAAACTATGCAGCAGGCGCACTTAACTTAAAAGACATAGAAGAATTTAAGACAAGAGATCTAACTTTTATCGCATATGGTGTTCAACCTTACCCAACAGATAATTATATCACTGACTTGCAGTGCTTATCTGATTGGGGTTTTGAAACAGCAATAGATAGTGATTATTCTATGTTCCCCCAAGACGGCGATGTTTGGCGAGTTGTAGACAATGAAACATTTGATTCTTTTGGCTACACTTCCAAACATCCTCGTGCTGCTTTTGCGAAGAAACAACGACCTCAAGGTGTAGTAACTACTCTACTGGATGTTGTTTGGCAAGTAGGAAAATCAGGGTGCGTATCTCCAGTTGCAATTTTAGAACCGTGCATTGTTGGAGAAGCAACAGTTTCACGAGCAACTCTTCACAATATTTCCATAATTGAAAGTCTTGACTTAGAAATTGGATGTAAAGTAGAAGTTATACGAGCAGGGGAAATTATTCCTCAAGTTGTAGCGAGGGCTGATTAATGGCAAAGTGGCCGAAGTCCGAAGAGTGGAACGGAGGAGAAAGAAAACATTGGTTATTTGATAACGGATGGGAAATATCTTTAGTTAGATTTCCTGGCTCCTATGGTTATGAAAATAAACAATGGGAAATAGGAATAATGTATGAAGGTCTTTTTGTAGACCCTCCTGCTGACCAAATGGAATATATCTTAGAAGATTATGAAAAAATGGATGAAGGCATCTATGGTTGGTTAAAAGACCCCGATGCAGATAGAATAATTGAGATGGTTAGGAGGTTAAAATAATGTATCTAATGATAGATTGCCCCTTGTGTGGCAAAGCAAGATATGAGTGCAAATGCACTAAGGAAGAATTAATGAATTACCAAAGTAGAGAATTACACCACGAATACTGGAGAGAAGAAAGAAAAGCTTTGGTCTATCACACAACTAAAGGTTGGGAAGTAGATTTACTTAAAAATGATGAACTACTGGAGACCAGACGAGTGTATGACCATTCAGAGAGTTATGCGGAAGATGTAGGAGAGAATTGGGTAGATGGAATTATTACAGAAGCTATGCTGGATAGTTCTAATCCTAACTCAGTCGGTTACTACGGATATAATGAAAAAACCGATAACTACGATCCAGAAGTTGATGACTAAGAAAGTCAAGAAACGCAGAGCAAAACCTTTACCTCCAAACCCCTGTGGTGAGTGTAAATTCTATGAACCATTGCATAATATAACTAGCAAGTTATCCGAGGGCTGGTGTAGAGTTTCTACACCTACTCTCGTTTTATCAGAAGAAACTTGCGATAAATGGCAAGTAAAATGAGTGGAGTTTATAATCAAACATACTTCAATAATCACCCCGAAGAAAAGGATCGTGAAGGAGTTCTCTATGGTGTAATATTAGTTAACCAACGAACCTTTGAGCGTGAATGTATCAAGGTTGGAATCGCTAGTGGCAAAGACTGGCGGCATGTAATCAAAAGAAGTCGTGGTTTCAAAGGATACGATCTCCGTATTCAACGAACATATCACGACACCATCTATAACTGCTGGAAAATTGAGCAGTCCCTTCACGAGGAGTTTAAACACGATAGTTATTCCCCAACTCAAAAATTTGGTGGGCATACAGAGTGTTTCAAAATTTCTTCTCTTATTTTATCCCAGTTTCCAAAAAATAATTCTTGACAAATGGTCACTCGTTTGTTATAATATTATCATATTTGGGAGAAAGACAAACTTGACAAAAATAACACCACCGACAAATTGTCCAGCATGTGACTCTGTGTTGGAGTGGGTAAATGACCAGTTATTTTGCAAGAACAGTCTTTGTCCCGCACAATCTTCCAAAAAGATTGAACACTTCGGGAAAACTCTTAAGATCAAAGGACTTGGTCCAGCAACTATTGCGAAACTTGGTCTTGAGGATTTTCACGATATCTACTCTCTTTCAGTAGAGGAGATATCGGACTTGTTGGATTCAGAGAAAATGGGTACTAAGCTACACCTAGAAATTACGAAGTCAAAGAGCGCAGACCTAATCACTCTACTTCCAGCATTTTCTATCCCGCTTATTGGCACAAGTGCTTCTAATAAATTAGGAAAACACATCTCAACATTACATGAGATAACCCCAGAAACATGTAAAGAAGCAGGTCTGGGTCAAAAAGCTACGGATAATCTGATTAATTGGTTAGTAAATGTATTTCATGCTAACGAATATTACGACTTACCCTTTTCTTTTACTTGTGAAAAGCAAGAGCAGATCAGTCTTTCAGACACTAAGGGAACAGTTTGTATTACAGGAAAGTTGAAAAGCTATCCTACCAAAGCAGCCGCGAAACAAGTATTAGAAAAACACGGCTTTGTTGTAAAAGATAGTTTAACAAAGGATGTAACTCATTTGTTAAATGAAAGTGGCATTGCAAGTGCAAAAACCAATAAAGCAGAACAATTAGGTATAATAATTTTTAACAATATAAAACAATTAATAAAGGAAAACTAAATCATGGCATTACCAAAATGGACAGATGAAAGAACCCAATCTCTAGTAGATTTCGTAGGTTCAGAAAGCCCTATTTCCCAATCAACAGTTGCTAACGCAGCTGAGCATTTAGAAACATCTACTAGATCAGTTTCTAGCAAATTGAGAAAAATGGGTTTTGATGTTGAATTAGCTTCAGCATCTGCTTCTAAGTCTTTCTCAGAAGATCAAGAAGCTACCTTAAGAAACTTTGTTACTGATAACTCAGGTTCTTACACATATGCAGAAATCGCCTCTAACTTTGAAGGCGGTCAATTCTCTGCAAAATCAATTCAAGGTAAAATCCTTTCTATGGAACTTACCGAGCATGTTAAACCAGCTCCTAAAGTAGAAACTGTTAGAACTTATACTCCTGAAGAAGAGTCAACATTTGTTGATATGGTCAATGGCGGATCTTTCGTAGAAGAGATCGCTGACGCTCTTGGCAAATCAGTTAACTCTATCAGAGGTAAAGCTCTTTCATTACTTAGAAGTGGTGAAATCAATGCTATTCCAAAGCAGAAAGAAACTAAAGGTTCAAGCAAAGCCGACGTCTTAGCTGACATTGACATTGAATCATTAACTGTTGAAGAAATTGCTGATCAAATCGGTAAAACAGTTAGAGGTGTCAAAACTATGCTAACAAGACGTGGTCTACAGTGTGCAGACTACAACGGTGCAGCTAAAAAAGAAATAGGTTAATCTTATTTACTTTTAGTTCGGGCAGGGGTTCTTTCCCCTGCCTTTTTTCGTTAATAACTTTGGGAGAGTTTTTTGAATATTGCATCGGCGCTACTTAAACAGATTATAGTTCAAAAAGACTTAGACACATGGGCTAAGTTAAAAGAACATTACCTACCTGGCGAGTACCAGCCGATATTTCGCATCCTTGATAAACATATAGATAATTATCAAGACCTTCCCCAATTTGAAGATCTCCGTTATGAAGTGCGAGATCGCCAACTCCAAGAAAAAATATTTGCAATAGAATCCGTTGACGTGGAGGTTGACGCATGGCTTCTGCTTGATTATTTGAAAAACGAATATGCACAAGTAGAAATTCTAGATGAACTTGATAAATACATAGACAATACAGTTGCTATGGCAAGTGCAGAAGAAAATATAGAACAACTTCAAGAAATAGTGTTAAGGGTAAGTGACAAGGTAGATGTCAAGCCGCCCGAAGAAAGTATGCAAAGCATATCTCTCTTTGAGGACGACAAAGAACTAGCGAGGTATTTACCCTTAGGACTCAATAGCGAATACGATTCGCAAATTCAGTTCTCTCCCAAAGACTTGGTGCTTGTGGGAGGTAGACGTGGTGCAGGTAAATCACTTACCTGTTGTAATCTAGCCTCTAATGTATATGAATCAGGTCGTAGCGCTCTGTACTTTACAATAGAGATGGATAGTAGACAAATTCTGCAAAGAATCTGTTCTATCGCTACAAGAATACCCCTCAAAAGATTGAGAAGTAAAACTCTCAGTGCAGAAGAGTGGAATCTAGTCGGTGGCTGGTGGGCAGGTCGTTTTGATGGTGGACATGAATTGTTGCCAGAGTTTGAGAAAAATCATGACTTTGATACTTTTCATAAGAAACTCACAAAACTGCCTCTTCACAAAGAAAAGCAATTGGATGTTATTTATGATCCAGCTTTAACTCTCTCAAAGATACAGTCCGAACTAGACAAAAAAGTAAACCAACTTGATGTTGGTGTAGTGATAGTTGACTACTTAAACCAAGTCCGCCGCCACAATGCACCTAGTCGCTCAGGTCAGTATGACTGGACAGAACAGATTGAAGTCAGTAAGAAAATGAAACTATATGCACAAGAGTATGAAACATTATTCTTTGCACCATACCAAACAGATGCTAGTGGAGAGGCTAGATTTGCAAAAGGTATCTTAGATGCTGCTGATGCGGCATATGCTCTTGAAACATGGGAGCAACAAGACAACTGTATGACTTTTAATTGTACTAAAATGAGAAGTAATCGCATGGAAAGTTTTACCAGCGTTGTTGATTGGGAAACATTAAAGATCGGTCCTCAGACCGCACTTAACCCTAAAGAAAGAGAAGCAATTGAAAGTAGTATGGCAACAGGAGAAAATGTAGACGACATATGATTTTATATACAGAAAAACAATTAATGGAGGCTTACTCCGACTATATAAGAGGACTAAAAACTTTAGAAGATCCAGTCCTTAGATTAAGAATGTTACCTTCCTTAGAAGAGTTTAGGGTAATATTTGAACAAGAACACGAAAACAAATTATTTGATGACATGGAGAATCCAGATGACTAAAACAGAAAAGGCGGCGCTTGAAGAATCTATCATACAAGTAGGTGCGGCTCTAGTAATTAATTTTCCATTGCAAACATTTATGTTGTGGTTATTAGTAGAGAAATGGAATTGGACAAGTGCCTTTTTGATTTCTGTAGTAACTACTTTTGTATTTACAGTAGTTGCTTTGATCAGAACATACATGATACGAATGGAAGTAGAAAAGAGACGCAGACACGGAATATGGAGAAAACAACGTGGCAGCCGATAGGATCAGTAAGGAAACGGCAGAGTTAATAGCTCTGCCTCCTTATACAATAGAAGTTCAAAAAGTAAAATTTCTATTGAATCAAGAGATAGTCTATAAAAATATAGAACGAGTACCTTTGAATGAGCCTCTATATAAAAGTATAGAGAAAGATGGTATATTAAATCCTATACTTTGTATGCCTAGTTATTATCCGATTGCAGGTAGTCAAAGAATTAGAGCCTTATGGGAATTAGTAAAAACACACCCAGAAGGGTATACTTTCAAGGATATAAAAATTGAAGTTCACAGATTTGAAAAAGAATGGTGGAATATGTTTTATTTATGGAGTGAAAAAGATTTCAGAGATAAAGCAATTGCTATTTGGTTTCAGATGGTAGAACTAGCTTGGAAGAGTAAATATTATGAACACGATAAAGATCCAAGTGGAAAACTGATGACAGACTTTGAAGAACTTGGTGATAAACTAAAATGGAAACATAAACAATGAGACATATGATTTATTGGTTAAAAATATGTGCTTTTTTACTTGGAATAAATTTATTTTTACATAGTTTAGAGATACTTTATGATATTGTATATCATATGGAACGAGGCACACTTTTTGAACAACACGAGGCAGGAAACTTTACGGAACACCACGATTGACAGTAGAAGAACTATTACAAGAAAGAAAGATACAGTATAAGTTGTCTCCAGCAGACTGTATCGTATCATGTCTAAATCCTGAGCATGATGACAGCAATCCAAGTATGAGGATTGACAGAATTACAGGAGTTTACAACTGTTTTTCTTGTGGCTTTAAAGGCAATATATTTAACTATTATGATGCACCATCAAACCCGTTAGATATTCGCAGAGAGAAAGTTAGAAGAAAAATAGAAGAAAAGAGAGCATCTTCTGTTGGATTGAAGATGCCAAAAAACTTCATGCCGTATGTAGGCAACTGGAGAAATATAACTCCAGAAACATACAAATTATTTAATGCATTCCTACATCCAGATAAACCTTTTACAGGTAGAATCTCATTTCCGATTAAGGACTTGACTGGGCGAATAGTAGCATTTAACTGCAGAACACAGTCACCAACTGATGTTCCAAAATATTTAATCCATCCCCCTAAAGCAGTGCTACCCTTATTCCCCAGCCGAGTCCGCCCCATCAAAGGGCGAGTTATTCTAGTAGAAGGAATATTTGATATGATAAATTTACACGACAAAGGTCTTGAAAATGTTATGTGTTGTTTTGGTACTCGCAATATTGATGTAGAAAAACTAAAACTACTCAAGATGCAAGGCGTAACAGCAATTGACATTTTATTTGATCCAGATGAAGCAGGGCAAGAAGCTTCTGTAAAACTTCAAGAAATGTGTGACATAGTAGGAATACTACATAAAAACGTAAAAATACCAATAGCTCTTGGGGATGCAGGAGCTCTCAACAAAGAAAAAACAAAACAACTAAAGGAACAATTATATGGCTAAAATAGCAATCATAGAAAGTAAGCCTAGTCGTAATGACTATGTAAAACTTTTTAACAATCAGTTTGAATTTGATAGGCATGCTCTATGCTCAGACTCAACAGTAAAGAAAGTATTAAAACGAGATGTAGATTTAGAAATAGATCTTGACAATTACGAATGGATTGTTCTCGTTGGATCAGAGTGCTTAAAATACTTTACAAAACAAAACTCTGTCACAGAATATAGTGGAAGAGTTATTGATGATAAATTTTTACCTGTTATTAACCCTGCTATGTTAGCTTTCAAACCAGAAGCAAAGAAAACTTGGGAAGAGTCTAGTACTAATATTGTAAAATATATTAAAGGCGAACTCAAACAAGAAAAATTAGATGTAGATAAATGCTATGGAATAACCGAAACCGAAGATTTTAAGAAGTTTCTTGAGAAAGCACTAGATGCACCTTTTGATTTCATAGCACTTGACTCTGAGACAACAGGATTATATCCTCGTGACGGATATATGCTCGGTATAAGTATTTCTTATGAGCCAGAACACGGTGCATATATTGATACTGATTGTATTGATGAAGAATGCGAAAGGATGCTTCAAGAACTATTTAAGAAAAAGCGAGTAGTATTTCACAATGCTAAATTTGACTTAGCGTTCTTTGAATATCATTTTGGATTTGAATTTCCGAACTTTGAAGATACTATGCTTCTTCACTATATGTTAGACGAAAATCCTGGAACACATGGATTAAAACAATTATCTCTTAAGTATACACCATATGGTGATTATGAAAAACCCATGTATGAGTGGATAGATGACTTCTGCCGAAGGAATGGAATACTCAAAGCAAGTTTTACTTGGGATATGATTCCATTTGATGTAATGAAAGACTACGCAGCAATGGATGCTGTTTGTACTTTTCTTCTCTTTCAGAAGTTTGAAAATGCGTTAGTAAAGAATGACAGACTCTATGGAGTATACAGACGAATACTTATTACAGGAACTAGGTTTCTTACAGATATTCAAGACAATGGCGTACCTTTTGATAAAGAAAGATTGCAGAGGTCAACAGTTCTTATGCAAGAACAAATTGACGAAGCTATAGAAAAGTTATATACTTATCCTGCGATTAAAGAGTTTGAACATTCACAAGGTAAAGACTTTAATCCAAACAGTACAATGCAACTAAGATCTTTATTATTTGATTACTTAGGCTTAAAACCTACAGGTAAGAAAACAGGTACAGGGGCAGATAGTACAGATGCGGAAGTATTAAAACAGCTTGCAGAAGAACACGAAGTACCACAATTAGTATTAGATATTCGTCAGAAAGTAAAAATTAAAACTACTTATCTTGACAAAATATATCCACAGCTAGATAAAGATAGTAGACTTCGTACTGGATTTAACTTACACGGTACAACATCAGGTCGTCTATCTTCTAGCGGTAAAATGAATATGCAACAGATACCACGAGATAATCCTATAGTAAAAGGTTGTATAAAAGCTAGTCCAAACCATAAAATAGTTGCAATGGACTTAACAACAGCAGAGGTTTATTGTGCAGCTGTACTTGCAAATGACAAAGCATTGATGCAAGTATTCCAAGACGGAGGTAACTTTCATAGTAATATTGCTAAGTTAGTTTTCAATCTACCTTGTGAAGTAGATGAAGTTGCAGAACTCTATGGAACACAAAGACAAATGGCAAAAGCTGTAACATTTGGTATAATGTATGGAGCGGGCCCGAAAAAAATTAGTGAACAAGTTACCAAAGACTCAGGCAGATATTTTAGTACTAGCGAGGCGTCAGAAGTTATTCAAGATTACTTTAGACAATTTCATGGACTAAAGAAATGGCTTGATGACCAGAAAAGATTTATACAAGATAATGGATTTATATATTCTCACTTTGGAAGAAAAAGAAGATTGCCAAATGTATTTTCAGACGATAAAGGTATCGCATCTCACGAAGTAAGATCAGGAATTAACTTTCTAGTGCAATCCATTGCCTCAGATGTAAACTTACTTGGTGCTATTGATGCTCACAATGTTATCAAAAAAGACGGCAAAGAAGATAAAATGAGAATCTTTGCTTTAGTTCATGACTCAGTTTTAGCAGAAGTGCATGATGAATATGTAGAACACTACAAATTTATATTAAAGGCATCAATCCAAAAAGACAGAGGTATCTCAATACCAGATTGTCCAATCGGATGTGACTTTGAAGTAGGAGAAGATTACTCTATGGGTAAATTTGCAGATAAGTATGAAACTCTCTGATATTCGTTTTCCAGTCTATGTTGTACATACAGATGATGTTGCAACACGTGACGGATTATTATGGTGTGATGGTAAAGTTATAGATGACTATAATGTTAAAGGTCACACTATTGGAATAAGAAGATTACAAACACCGCAAAAAGATCTATACGATCTAAAGTATAAATTAGACGATTTTTGCTCTATGGTAAAACATCGTGGCAGATTTTATGTAGATTCAAATGGCAAGTTCTTTATCTATGAGAAAAGTAAGAGTGCAAAATTGAAGTATCATCTAATTGGTAAAATAGATTCAAAAGTTCTAGCTACTCTTATTTGGATAAAAGGAATTCCTTTTCCTTTTGAAGTGCCAAGACCACCACATGCCTTGCAAAGATTTGCAGGAGTATTGTATATAGATAATAAACCTTCTTTTCTATATGAATTAAGTGAAGAAAAGAAAAAAGATACTTGGAGAAAAGTATGAAAGAAGAAAAAGAATTACAAATTATAAATTTAGCACCTGTAAGTCCTTCTATGATAGAAAAATTAGTAGAGTGGCATCCTATGAAAACTATTGTATATGCCAGTATTGTGCAAGTAGTAGTTTTCTTTGGTATGCTTGGCACATTTAAACTGATAGAAGTAGCAGTAGTATGAAAAAAGAAGAACTAATAGAATTAATGAATGGGTTACATCCCGAAGATACAAAAGGAGAAATGATTGGAATATTTATTGGAAGACATGGCGAGGTGGTCACTACCGATTCTATTCGCATTGATATGGATGGGGGTAGAGTTATATTGGCTCAAAGAGGCTCTGGAGAGGCACAGACAAACAAAAACAACTGGCAGAAGGAATTAGAATTTATAAGGAACAAAAAATGAAAGCAACAATATTATTTTTAGCCTTTTTATACGGAGATACAGTACTGAATGTAGAATTTGTAAAAGCATTTGATACAAGAGAAGAGTGCGAAAATTGGATTAATGATGAAACCAAAGGTATAAAAAGAATGGACAAGTATTTAGAATACTATAGAAAACATAAAGACAGTGTAAAAGCGGACTATGAAATTACTCTCTTTTGCGAAACAAAAATATTGGACACTTTAACATGAGACAAGTATTAAGACAACCATATTGG